AAACCGAGCATAAGGTTATTCTAAGGAGGATATTAACATGGTATTTTTTGCAGATGATGAATTATATAAAGTAATTCAAGATAAGATTAAAAATGATTTGGGGCAAGTAGTGACAACTTATACTAAAGAGCGATTACCATATATGGTTAATATCCAGCCTATAGAAGAAAAGTCAGTTAAATATACTTTTGGAGAAGATACTTCAAGTACAATACAAGCTTATGTTGAAAAGGAAATGAATTTCAGTATAGGTGATGTAGTAATATTTGAAAATCTTGCTTATGAAGTAGAAAAGAAAGTACCTTGGAAAAGCTATGACATAATCGCATTGAAAAGAGTTGATGTTGAATGGCAGTAAGAAAAGTAAATAATATAAAAACAGTTATTAAAAATTTGCAAAAAGGAGTTGAAAACTCTTTAGAGCAAGTTGGGGTTAGTGGTGTTGCTAATATTCAAAGCAATACTCCTGTTGATACAGGAGCCTTAAAAAGAAGTATTACTTTTAAAAAGGCAATAAAGGGCAAGAAATATAAAGTTACTTTCGGAAGTGCCTTAAATTACTCAATAATAGTTGAGTTTAAGCCTAGTAGAATACAAGGCTTTTTTAGAAATACATTAGCAGAATTTAAAGATGAAGCTAAAGAAATTATTGAAAGAAACATATCCCGATTGTAGAGGTGATAATGTGAGTTTAAAAGTTAATTGTAAAGAAATATGCAGTTTATTAAATGAATTTAATGTTTATATAGATGAGTTGCCGTTGAAAAATGAAGAGGGTAAAAAATTAGATTACTTAAAGAATATCTATGTGACATATTCAATTAAGAATGCAAGTGATTTTACATATAAAAATATATTTGATTTAGAATTGCAAGTTGTAACTAATAAAGCTAATAAGTTTAATGCACAAGAAGTCGCAATGAAAATTGATACAATACTTAATAAGAAAGTTTTAACGGCTGCAAGGATAACAAGGAAAAATGCTTGGTTAGTTCAATTTATAGATGATGAAAACAAGCAAAATGTTGTATTGCAGTATGATTTAAATAAATTTTAGAAGGGGCGAGGGAAAATGGCCGTACCAGAAATAAATATGAATGAAATTGTATGGGATTCAGCTACTTTATACTATGGGGATTTTGATTTAACTAACATAGATACCCTAATCACACAGTTAAAAGGAAAAGAGTTAGGTTTAAGTGATGGTGGGGTGAAGTTTACATCTACTCCAGATATAAGACAAATACCTGTACAAGGGCATTTAGATAGGAAATTAAAAGGTTTTGAAAGAATAATTAAGGTTGATGGTAAAGTTGAAGGTGAAATATTAGTAGTTAATAAAAATACATTAGAAATGTCTTTATACAAAAAGCAAACTACAACATCATCTAAGTATGAAAAGTATGTACCGCATACAGGGATAATAGAAGATGAAATGTATGGGGATTTATTAGTGGTTGGAACAACTACAGGGGAAATTCCTGTAATAGCACATATTCAAAATACTTATAATACGGAGTTTTCTTTAGAAACTGCTGACAAGGAAGAAGGAAAAGTTAAGATTAATTTTGAAAGTGCTTATGATCCTAAAAAAGATAAAGAGGTGCCAGTTGCTATTTATCTACCTAAGGGAGAGGAATAAGGTAGTAGAAATACTACCATTTTTTTATATATAGATGGAGGTTTCAAAAATGGAATTAAATTTAAAAGGTAAACATATTTTCAGCTTAATAAAACTAATAAACAAGATGAATATAAAAAAGGAAATTAAAGAGTTTTTTAAAAGAGCCACAAAAAATGATAGAAAGAAAAATAATTTAACAATTAAGCTTAAATTAGCTTTAGGGGATATGGAGAATAATCCTGTAAATGTAAATAAGGTTTTTAGAGAAAATGAAGATTTAGCACAATGTTTTGAAGAAGTTCAAGAAGAGAAGAAAGATTTGATGTTAGATATAGCATTCTTCGTAATGGAAAAGGTTGGAGAAGGTGAAAAAGAAATATTTAAGTTATTAGCAGATATGTACTCTATGCCTGTACAGGAGTTTGAGGATCTAGGCTTTAATGAAGTGTTAGAAGCAGTTATGAAAGTTATAAAGAATGAGGAAATGCAAAAGGGTTTT